ACCTTCTGGTCTGAATACCTTTTCAGCCATTCCAGCCACATTAGCCATATCCATACCCATTTTGGCTGCGTAGGAAGCCATACTAGCCATTCCTTTAATACCACCCTTGAAATGATACCTCTGAGCCAATTTAAGAGCGTTACTAAGCTCTTTGATGGTCTTAGAGGTATTTGTACCCATACTCTGAGCCGCATCCACGGTCTCCTGAATCATATCACGAGAACCTTCAACACTTAACCCGAAGGTTTCCATAGATGCTGCCATCTCTGCTGCACCTTGAACACCCAGAACAGTACCCTTAGCCATTTCAGCCATAGCTTGATACTGGTCTTCCGAAAGCATCATATTTCTACCGATACTCTCGGAGTATTCAGCTTGTGATTTCGCTAAGTCGGATACGCCAATACCAATTTGAATGGTGGACTTGGAAGCATCGGACATTGTTTTAGAGAAGAACTTGGATTGGTTGGATAGTACACCCATACTAAGCTCGGCTTGCTTAATATCTTTGGACATATCCAAAGCAGCCATGCTGGAAACCCAACCATACATTTTCTTGGCTTGACCTGGAATTTTATTCCAAGCTTTACCCATGGATTTATAACCCACATTAAGTAAACTTACTTGTTGAGTACTCTCCCTAAGTAGGTCTAAATGTTGTTGTTCGAAGGCTATACCCTCTTCGTAAGCATCATTAAGCTCTATAGCCGCATCTATTTGGTCTTGTAAATCATCTGCCACTACTCCAGTGGCTCTACTTTTCCTAAGTTCAAGGTCTATAATTTTTTCATGTAGCTGGTACTGACTGGTTAATAGATGTTCTATTTGAGCTTGCTGCATACCAAGCTTCTTTATACCATCTAAGTACCCATCGAAGCCAGACCCCATATCTTTTTGATATTTGGCTATCTTCTTTAGTAAGGCTAAATGTTCTCTTAATTCTCTACTTCCATCAGCCATAATTACTTATTATTATAATCAGTTATTTTTATCACGCCATATTTGCTATCAGTCTCTTCCACCTTATTTATGATTTTAGTTAGGATGAATTTAACCTTATATGTATCATCATCTACAAGGTCTAAGATTTTTATGGTAAGCTCATTTCTGGTGCCCTCCCCAATAAATAACATTACAATACCCCTATCATTTTTTCTTGTTATAGCTCTCATATTAGCACCCCTCTTATACCTATCGGTGTTAGTGGCACCAACCTTAAGTTGGATATCGTGACTTTGTATTGTAAATTTAACTTGACGGTTATTTTCGAATTGTTCGCCAGCCTCTGTTCTATCTTCATAACTGTTTAGTACGTTATTAAGAGCAGCTAAACCAACTGGTTCACCAGCATCAAACATACCAAATAATTTTGGTTGGTGGTGTAACGCGGAAGCGATGTCTGGATTTTTTTTCAAAAAGTTTAACATCTTATTCTTATTAGGTTTTTTAATATCAACTTGGTCGTCAGCTTGGTCGTCAGCTTGGTCGTCATTATCATCTTCACCACTATATTCAACAAAGTCGCTGATATTTGAAATATCTGATAAGGTATTGGTATTTCCACCACCAATCATACCCATATTAAACCAACCATGACCCATATCCGATATACTTAAATTCTCCATGGTTAATGGTATAGTATATTCATCACCTTTAAGTGCTAAATACTTATCCTTTTCAGCACCAGTTGATGATACTATGGTAACATTTAGGTTAGACCCATCATTATTATTAACTTTGAATATGATGCTGGTAGTCTCTTCTACTTTGAAAATGTAATACCTACCTTCCTTTAATTCCTTTAATTGTCTAAGTACATCTTCTAATGTTTTACGTCTTGTATCCTCATCATCAATATCATCCGTAGCTATATTTGTAGCGTTAGTTGGTGAGTTTGGGTCTGGTTTTGGTTTTGGTGGTTCCCCTACAGTAACGGAATCTTTTTCGGTGTTATTCTTATCGAATGTCTTAACACTTAAAACACCTTTTATTGTATGATTACGCGGAGCAGCGTCTGGGTTCTTCTTAGATATTAGTTGTAGTTTAATATCATCATCTTGGATACCTTCAACCTTAGATACGATATAATTCCAACCTGTTTTGGTTGATTTTTGGTCTAAGCTAGCCAACTTAAGGGCGTTACCTAAATCATCTATTACTTGGAATGAGTGTGACCCATCTGTCTCTTTGGTATAGATACTATCACCCACTTCCAAGTTCTGGAATATCAGCATAGGGTCAGTATCATCTTCGAATAATCTATCGAATTGACTCTCAGTTATCTTTACTCTTCTTTTCATTGCTAAAGGTTATAGTAATAAATATCCTTAAGGTCGGAAACATTAAGTATTGATTTCACCTGATTTCATCTTAGACTTTAATGCGTCACCGCTAATGGTATTTTTACCACCAGAGTTCTTCTCCCTCAACTTGTCGTAATGTTCTTGTTTAGCTCGGTTTTCATTCATAAGTAGGTGTAGTTGATACCTTCTAGTTGAAGTAGGCATCATCAATAGGTCGGCATAAGAATATCCGATATGTTTAGTGCAAACGAAAAACTCTTCTTCTAACCAATTACGGTACTCATGACTTAGACCAAAAAAAGTTGAAGTTAAACGGAAGAAACGTCTTGACGGACTTACCCCCAGCCGTCAATACTTCAATTTTTAAATCCACTCCTGATTCATTTTCGTCATAGAACTTCCTAAAAGCTCTAATATCACCCAATCTCATATCGTCAATACGTTTGGATATGTATGTAACGTCTGAATTATCATTAATCGTTACGATTTGTCGTTGTAATCTATAGGTTGCCCTACGGTTAACTTGAACACCGTTTTCATCATCTTCCTCTATTTGAGCTTCGATAGCGTCTTCGTCACGAACTGTTAGGTATCGATACTTAAGAACATCACCACTCTGTGGGCACGTAAAATCAAAGTAACCATTTTCATCTGGGTCAATATCCATGTATATGTATTTCAAACCATTCAAATCATACTCTACTTCTTCAGCCACACCGTCATCGTTTATAATAGTGATTGGGTACATATTTCCGAATGAACTACCTCTTAACCAAATCATGATTGCGTTTCTATCGCCAACCAATAAATCCTCATATTTAAGGTTTGGTTCTAATAGGTTTCTACTAACCAGAACTTTAAGGAAGTCACCACTCTCCAATAGGTTAGCTGAAGTTAGAATATTCTCATCAGAACCTGTCATATAAGCCACCTTAACGCTAGACTTCACACCTTTATAGGTTTTAGCCTTTGATGGTAGTGGAATCATATCATAAGCTGAATCCCATTTAGGGCTTAACAGGCTACTTAATTCGGTATCAACTGGTTCTGGAACCACGGCAGTTTGCATTGCTGGATGATTAGCCATAGCTTCTTTTGTCACTTTTTGTGACAGGTCAGCCAATTGATTATAATTTAGAGCTTCAATAGGTGCCGCATCAATCTTTGGTGTGTTCAACGCTGCTTCACGTTCTTTTAATTGTTGTTCAGTACGCTTAAGCATCTCTTGAGATGCGCTCATTTCTGCGTCAGATACATGTTGTGTTGGAGCTTCAGGTGTTTCTACTGGAGTTGTCTCCGTTGTTGGGAAAACATTTGGTTTTTTATCAGCCATTTTTGTAAAACTTATTTCTTATTGTTATTATTCAAAACTGTCATAATCTGCTTTAACAGATTCATAGGTACTTCGACAGTTTCATTATTGTCGTCAGTATTTGCCACCACAAATTGAGCTTCATTTAATCGTTTAGCTCTATCCGCTTCTAACTGAGCTTCAAGTAACGCCACCTTAGTTTTATAATCTATTGGTGCGTCATCACTTAATGTTACCTCATCTGGCATCATCTCATATAATGGTTGGTGCATTGATACGTTGTCCAAGTTGATTGGATTCTTTTTATCACTGTACGCGATAAGTCTTCTAATATGGGCTATGTCAAATCGCTCATATATTTGCTCAAGGGTTAGTTGTTTATATCTCTCCATAAAGTTAATTTTAGTTCATTTTATGTAATAGTAAATAGTTTACAGTCAAGTTTTTCAAGTTTTTCGCTCTAAACCACAAAAAAACCCCACGTAAAAGTGAGGTTCCATGATTCATATTCCGAATGTTATTAGAAAAGAAGGATTGCTCTGTCAAATCTCAATGTTGCAACGATATCAGCGATAGCGTCATCATCCATACTAAGGTCACCGAAGTTCACGTTAGTAAGCATTGTTCCTTGAAGAACCCATTTCTCAATTACTACACCAGCAGGGTCAAGCATCTCAATTTCGATGTCTTTCTTGTAACCTGCGGCATAACCTTGTCGTCCTGTGATAGATTCAGATTGTAATCTAACCCATTCCATAATAGCTTGCGCTGTGGAAGGTCCGATAGCATCTCTGAATGTAACATCAATTGCTTCCCAGTTGAAACGTCCAACAACGTAAGTTTCCGTGTTAAGGAATGGAATTGGAACTTCGTTCTGAGTAATTGAAGGTCTAGCGGCTGATGATAACCACCATTCTTGAATACCCAAATCTGATGGGAATCGTAACATCCACCTATTCTTCCTTTTCGGTTCATAAGGGACGGGCATTTTCATTAGTAAATCAGCCATTATATCTTTTTCTTTTAAATTGTATTATTATTGTCTACGTTTATAAATATGGGGTAACTTAAAAAATGTCGATTACTCGTCAATATTTATTACAAGACCCCCACTAACCCCTTCAGTGTCAAATGCTATATCATTAAACCTTGCCTGAATATCGTGTCTTTTAGCTTCTATTTTATCCATGGCGTCAGTCATTCCGATATCTGCCAAGCTCTTAGCTAAATATTGTATATCCTCATCCTCAAGATAATCCTTAATCTTATTAAGGCTCTCAGGAGAGCTTAGAGCGTCTTTAGCGGTCTTATCGTTAAAACCACTAAGCTTGTAACCCATAAGGACAGCAGTACCCATTAAAACGTCCATACCAACGTTCTCAGCACTTTCTCTAAGCGCCATCTGCTCCACAATCATTTGTAGTTGGCTTTCACGTACTCTTATCCTTTTCTTCATTTACTATAAATATCTCTAAAACAAGAAAAGCGATGCTGAAGCATCGCTTTTCAAATAGATAATCATTGGATATTAAACATCTTCGAACGATGCTCCAGTGTTCATAACGTTGAATTCAACGCAGATAAACTCAAGTGCTCTTGTTGGTTTGATGAATATTCTTCCGCAAAGCTCATTTCTATCTCTAGATTCTGGGCTGTCATCCAATACCACACGGAAGTCTGTAAGACCTCTTTCTGACCTGATGTTATCCAAGATAGGATTAACCAGTCCAAGGAATTGGTTCCTTACGATGTCATCGTTTTGCTCGAATAACAATCTGATAGATACAGCAGAAATAAGTTTTCTTGCTTGTAGTAGCAATCTTCTAACGTTGATTCTATCAAGTGCTGTTTCCTTAACTTGAAGAGTCTTGTTACCCCAAATCTTAATACCATCTGATGCGAAGGTAGTTACTGGGTTGATTCTTGCTTCATATAGTGTGTCTCTATTAGTTTGAGTAAGTTTAGTTCTCGCTTTAATAGCTGCCACGTCACCTCTTTGAATACCTGCAACCGCATACCATGGGAATGCAATATTGTCAGTTAAAGCTGCGTTTCGTACCCAGTCCCTTGTTGCAGGTAACCAGATGTAAACGTTGTTCTCAGTATCACTCACTTGAACCCATGGGAAGAACGTTGCAGTATAACTGCTATCGTACATACCATCTAGGTCACTTGAGATATCCTCTGGTGTTAGTATTTGACCACCAGAATCAACATCTGGCAATGTCATAACGTATAGTGAATCGGCTCTGTCCTCTTCAATCATTTCGATTGTTTCTTCCACCAAATTAGTGTTTTCTAAACCGTCAATACCAGGAGTTGCAAACAAGTTAATGTTTACTGATTCAGGGTTATTGAATGTCCAGATAGCTTCTAAGTAAGCGTAGTAATCGGCACTCGTACCATTATCACCGTTTGTTAATGCTCTATTTGCAATTGCAGTAGAAAGTAATGCGGCATCACTCTTACTTTGACCTATTCTATAGTTGTCTCTGTTAGTTCTTCTATCTCTGTAGATATCCCAACCATCGAAACCACCGTAAGGTGCAAATGTGAATTTACGAGCATAAATCTTGTCGTAAGCTGTGTCTGCTATTCCAGCATCAGTTCTGAACTCGCAGCATCCTGTATCAAACAAGAATACTGGTGAGTATGTATCACCTGATGAGTTGTAAACAACTTCCACACCATCGATAGTTGCGCCAGTGGCGTCAACATCCATGTGGAAACCTTTAGTAAGACCAGTCCACATTGAAAGGTCTGTATCGTTAGGTACACCTTTGTAATCTAAGAAGTCTTGGTCAATACCTACAGTATCAGAAAGACCTAAATAAACTTTTCTCTTATTTTCGAAAGCCCCGTATGTTTGGTTGTAACAGATTGTTGGGTAAGTCACACCAGTGTTAGCCGCAATAGCCTCATGGTAATCCCTTAACGGAACTCCAAGCATACCTGCTGGGAACGCATCACTAGTATCGGATGTATCATCCAATTCAACTAATACGTAAGAAGAGTTTGAAGCGTAATCACCATCCAACGTACCAATCTTCTTGGCAATGTAGTTGTTTGATGTTGGGTCCATCGTCAATCTTGCGAATTTTTCAAGAACCACTTTATTAGAGTCAGTATCGAAGAAACTTCTAATTTCTAAATCGAAAGTTTTATCGTCTGGTTTTATGTTTATGATTGAAATCTTAATTTGGTGGTTAGCCGCATTACCATCAGCAATTGTCCAGAATCTGAACAATCTAAGTAAGTTGGTACCACGAAGTTCGGATACGACATACGGAGATACCGCAGGTGCGTATTCTTCTTTGTAATCATCAAATGGCTTAAGCCCAAGTGGACTAGCATAGTCAATAAGTGAAAGGTTCACACCTCTTACTTTTTCATCCTCGACTGCCTTATCCATCATATTTTGATATAGTTCCTCGACAAAGATTGCTGTCTTACCATCTTTCTCACCTCTACCAAGAACTTTACCTAAGTAATTTCTCTTTGTAACATCAAATGATAGGTTGTAATCGAACGCACCCAATGTGGTTGCAAGACCACTTAATGAGAAGTTACCCATTGGGTCTGTTTCAGCATCAGTTGGTGTAGCACCAAATTCAACATATGTCGTATCTGTTGTTGTTGAACCTGTTACTTCAGGAATCAAGTATTCATCACCGTCATACTCACCTCTTGAACGTAATAACGCTACAATTTGGTTTTCAACATCTGAATAAGATGTACCTGAACAACTTGTAGTTACACCAGAAGTGTAACCTGTGGTTGAACCACTAAGACCTGTTACAATATCAGTTACGTACAAGTTGAAGGAGCTACCAATAAAGGTACTTCCAACCTTATAGTATGTACAAGCCACAGTAGTTGTAGCACTTACAGCCGCAGTCTCTAAGAATGCTAATTCAGTTGTAAGTAAACCATCATCGATTAATTGTTGAATCGCTGGCTCACCTACGTTAGCGGTAGTTGTGAATGTACCACCAGTTGTTGTGGTATAAGTAACTAATGAATCACCTGAGAATCCAGAATAAGTCGCACCTGAAACGGTAGCAACTGTACTTGGGTCTAATGCGGCATCAAGGGTAATACCCCATGCTTCACCAGCATCATAACCTGAGAATCCTAAGACCCTTGTTACGAATAATTGATTTGATTGTGTCAAATATGATTTTGCGATGTATGGCAACTCATATTTAGGGTACCCACCATCTTTGAATTTTGTAGCATTTTGACCTCCGAAGAAGGTTGTAAACTCGTCATAATTTGATATGAATACGGGTTGAAATGCAGGTCCTTTTACGGTTTCACCTACCAATCCCAATGTTGTTACACCGACTTGACGGGTAACGAAACTTAAATCTCTTTCTGAGGTATATACACCTGGACTAACGAATACTCTATTTTCAGCCATTTAACTTTATTTTTTTGTGTGTCTTTATTATAATATCTTGATTATCTACTTAATAAATATGAAGGAAAAGTCAAAAGACTGTAGAAGTATCCCCCATTTTAAGAATATCCACATTTCTTTGGGATACGCTCTTGATGCAATGTTCTTTGCCCAGTACCTTATTCAACACCTTTCTAAATCTTTCTCCAGAACGGTTAAGCCCTCCAACTATCATCAACCTACCAGTAATATCACTAATGGTATCATCTTGATGTCCATATAGTACTCTCACCTCATTGATTTCGCTTGGCACCGCTTTTTTAACGAATGCCGCATTAAGTAAAGGACCTAGTACCACATTGGCTTTTTGGTCATCACATAGCGCCATTCTATACTGCATCATACCTATCTCCAAATTAGCGCCCTTCCAATTGGTGATTAGTACGTATAAGGTACTAACGAATTGAAACACCATCCACAATAAGGTGAAAAATAAGCCCCCGACTATTCGAATGAAAAAACCGAAGAATATATTCTTAGGGGTATCTTCATTCATTACGGTAATGCTGCTGATATCTGGTCTCCAACTACTTGAGTTACAGCGTTGATAACGTCTCCTTGAGTTAATACAGCCGTTCCAGTCTTAGAACCGTAAGCGTAAACTATACTTTTACTTACACCACTTACTGGTGGATAATCAGCAGGTGCGCTAGCCGCATCTGTTAAAATAACTTCTGAACCATCTGCTTGTTCAACAGTAACCTGAATATTTGCTGGGGTGTTATCAAATACGATATTTCCCTGTGCTGGGCACCTATCAAAACCGTTCCAATCCATCTCCTTTACAACGACTTTAGCCCCTATTACTGTCGCAAAAGCGCCATACCCATACTGAGTCGCCACATCTGTTGTAATAATATCTA